ACCAAGCAATTTATCTCTCGCTTCTTCGTAGGTTTCTTTGACTGCTTTCATTATAGAGTCATAAGCTTCTTTAAATCCCCCTGATCCGTTTTTAGCATCTGCTGCAAAAGGAAAAGGATTTTCTTTGTTGCCAAACATATCATTATATACTTCCTGTGCCATTGATGCAAGATCAAACGGCAATCCTGTTAGAGATGGAGCTCCGACTCCCACTGCCTCTGTAACTCCTCCTGCCCAATCACCTTGCCAAAGTTTATTTACTGCATAACCCGCGCCCATAATTGCACCTAAAATCGGTATTTGTTTCGTCATTAGTTTTCCAACAGATTTTGATGCGGATTTTTTCAGTAGTCCTTTGTTCAGTGCCTTTTTTACTTGGCCCAGTTTTGTATTTGCTGGATTCACCGGCGGTATTCCTATCGGTGCCTTTGGCATCGCGGACGGACTAGGAGCAATATTTGCATTTGCCGGTGCCGGTACAGGTGTCAATTTTTTGTTGACACCATCTTTTAGTTTTGCATTTTCGGAATCAATTAGTTTTTGGTTTTCTGCAATTTGGGCCTTTTCATCTGGGCCTATATCAATGGGTTTTGTTCCATCTGCCATTGCTGTAGGCGACATTATTGCCGCGCCGGCCGCAACAGGCAGACTTGCTGCCAAACCACCCAACGCTAGACCCGATTTTACAAGACCGCCTATTGGCACTTTACTTGCTAAACCAACACCCTTAGATGCGATATTTTTAGCACCGCTTAATATTCGCCCTATTCTGCCTGGTTTCTTCGCTGGACTCTTTGACTGCGGCGCGCCGGATTTACTTCTTGCTAGATCCACAGCATCAGCATCTATCCCTAACATGCTGCCCAGCTTCCCCAATATTCCACCACCGGCTAACATCCCAGCAAGCGCGGGTAAAAACTTTAGAATCATTCCACCGATCATCTTCAATCCGCCGCCAGTCATAAATCCCATTATTCCAGCAAACATTCCACTATTTTCTTCTTTTGCTGTTTCGTCCTTCTTTCCGCCCAAACCCGATAATAGTTTTAATAATTTTTTATTGTGGTTTTTCATTTCTCTGGCATCTTCAATTTCCAAAGAACTTTTGCTATCATCTTGCTGCTCTTCTACCAGATCCTCGACTCCATCTTGAACGTGTTTCAAGTATGGAGGATTGTCGATCAGTGCATATTCTAGGACACTTTTAATTTCATCGAGTTTATTTGTAATAGTATCCAAACTAGAAATGTTCATATTATCGTTATCAGAAGTTGACGATGTATCGGTACTTATGGGATTTTCGCTTGGAATAGAATTGTTATTGGCCGGTGGCGGAGCAGCTTTAACTTCTTCAATTCCAAATTTTTCTCTTAATTGTTTTTCTTCTTTTGCCCTAGCGGCCTCATTGTCTGCTCTAATTTTGTCATTTTTAGATGATCTTATGAGTAATTCTTTTTGTTCGTCTAAAAATGCTTCTCGGGCATTATCTGTTTCTAATTGATCAAATATTGCCTGTTGTTCTGCTGTAGTGATTGCATCTTCATTACTGATTTTGGTTTTTAGAAAATCTACTTCTCTCTGTTCTTGTAATGCATCATCGGCTGCCTGTTTTGCCTTTGCATCCGACTCTGCTTTGTTTTGTTTTTTCTGTTGTCGAAATTCCATAATCTTACCGCCGACGAGGTTTACCCCCATCGCCAGTATAGGACTATTTGACAACGCGCCCGCGATTGCTCCACCGACCGAATCGATTCCTTTTTCCAATCCCACACTTGCAAGCTCTGTTGCTTTTTGTTTGAGTCCTAAATTTGCCTCTGTACTAGCCTTACTTTGTTTTATTAATTGCTGAAAATATTCTTTGTCTTGTGCATTAAGCTGGTCATTATTTTTGACCTGCCTTTCCATAAACTCCAATCTCTGTTTAGCAAGTTTGTTGGATTCTATGGAATTGTCATTTCTATCTGACATAATATCTTGTAATTGTTTTAGAGCAGCTTGCGTACCGGCGTCTGTAGAAACATTTTCTTCAGCGGCACGAAACTGTTCTAATAAATTTTCATTTATTGCACCGTTTTGTCTTCTTAAATTTTCAGCTATTGTAGCGACCATTTTACTTCTTACCTAATACTTCTTTTGCATAGAATGCTGCGACTATCGCGGCAACTGATACAAAATATGTTGGGGCCATATCTCCAAGGATTGCACTTGCCTTAACAAGTCCTACCCACTCTGCAAGTACAACTGCAAATGGATATAGTAACATCCCAAAGAGGGCAAACCATGCCATATGTCTTTGTGCGTCTTGTTTCTTATCATCGTTCTCCATATGAGAACGTAATTCTTCCATTTCTAGTATACTTCTTTCCATTGCCATTTCCTCATCATCTACTATGCCATCGCCATCTAGGTCGAGGTGTGCATATTTTGAATTTTCTTCTAATTTTTTAGGTGCCATATTATTTACCTTTATTGATTATTGTCTTTTACTTTCTTCCTCTTTCACATAGTCCATTAACAAAGCAATATATATTTCTCTTTCCCACGGTATCATATTTTCTAATTCTGTTAAACTATATTTATGATGTTGCATTAATGCAAAATTATTTCTATACATAGTCACCAAAGATTCGTGACTAAGGGCTATGAAAAAAAATCGGTGATTCCTGTCACCCTCACTGTCTTAACGAAATCGCATTTATTACACTTTACTTGACATTCTGCTGTGGTTTCCGGCATATCTTCAAAAAAACTATTTATTTTTGCGAACTGTTCTTGTGTCAAACTTTCTATGAAATCTGCAACTTCAGATGCAGGGTGGTCGGATGTATTAAAAACTTCATCTCCTTGATAAATGATTTCGATGCAATTACTAACAACGGCTACAATATCTTCAAAACTTTCACTCTCCGACATTTGATTCATTATTTCAAAATTTGGATATTTCATTATCATACCAATATCATCTGTTATTTGAATTTTGTTAGAATGTGATTCCCCATTAGTATAAGAAATGCTAACAGTTTCCAGATCCAACTTAAAAGGTATTTCCTTAGTTATTGCAGCTTCGCCCTCTTCGCCGATACAACCTGTGTGAGTATAACTCAAACTTAAAATATTTCCGATAGACTTTGCCCTGAGTCGAATAAAGATATATTCTATATCAAAAGTCGAGAGCGCGTCTACATCTATATCCTGTACTATGCAGTTTCTAATAATTTGTTTTATAGCGTTTATTTTTTCTCTCATATCATCGCCCGTTTGGGCCATAAGTAAAATTTTCTCTTCCTTTATCAGAAATGGACGAAACTTGTAAAGTTCTTGTGTTGATGGTAGTACTATATCATAAGTTGGTATATCTATTCGTGGTAACATAATTTTGCCTTTTCAATTCATTTTTAATTATTTATGTGATTCCATTTGAGACTTGCGCCATGAAATCTGGATTTTCGCTCACTCTTTTTTGCGATTTTCTTTCTAATGCGCTCAAATTTCTTGACTTGGAATCTGCTGTAATATATTTTCTGTAGGCCATTCCTATTTGGATTTGTGCTGGTTCTTCGTTTGCATATGCGTACTGAACTTCTCCGATGGAAATAGGAAACGCGCCTTCAAAAATAAATTTTTGTGTCATGCGGCCATCTTCGCCAAAAGTCAATAACTGTAAATCGCTGGTTGAATAATCTGAAAAATATCTAATTCTATTGGTATCATAATCAATTACATAGTGCATCCAATCTTCAAAAAATGATCTTTCTGATAAATTTTCACTCAGATATATACTAAAATTTAAATCTTCATACGTGGTTGTGTATGGTGCCTTTCTAACGGGTCCATATATCTTTGTCTCTGTTGTTGCTAAAGATTTGCTGGGGAGACTTACAGATGCGACTCTATACCTTAATGAATTTTGGATTGCACGATTATCGCCTTGAGTGACCAGATGTTTCATACTAGGGGCTGACATGACAATTTCATATCGGTTGGCCCTTGTTAGGCCATGTTTTGAAATTTCTGATACAAATTCTGATACATCTGACATTTAACTATTCCTTGCACTTTCTGACCAAACTGTGCTTGCAGCGGCCTTTTTGAATTTTTGTACGGGAAGAAACAATGCAATATCCCATTCGTTTGCGTCTATTTTTACAAAATTTGATTTCACTTGAGTATACAGATACCTTTTCAAACAAGGCTTAATCATATTATATTTAGACAGACTTTTTAGGATATTGTAAGACATTGCCAATTTTGTTTTGGAATTATATTTTTTATCTGTAGTGATGAGTGTGAGGGCGTCCATTATCATTACTCTATTTCTAGGAGAAACGTAATGCAAATTGATTCCTATGAATCCGCCCTTTGCAGGTTCTACCATGAATATTAATGGAAATTCATCATAATATTCTAATTTCTTTTTGTGTTTTGGATCGTATGAATAACAATACATCATCCCAGCCGTGGGCATAGATGCTGCTCTATCAGACGCACCTATGAGTTTTTGTCTGTTGATCCTAGTGTCGCGTACCTTTTTGCGAAACCATTCTCTAGCTGCGGTCGTATTGGGTTTGACACCCTTTGCCGCTAATCTTTTTAATAGTGGTGTAAAATTTACTGACATTATCTTCCTACATGATCCTCTGTTACAATTTTAAATTCCCATCCCCTATCTTTGCAAAATTCTTCTGCATGTTTCCATTTCGCTTCGTTGACGCTCCATGTTTTCATTTCTTGCAAATATCTGGGGGTAATTTTTGTTTTCTTTTTTGGCGCTTTACATTCTCTTTTTGGCTTTACTTCTACAACTATTGTTTTTTGCGTTCCATCTTTTCCATTTATTGTCATTAAAAAATCAGGATAATATCGGTGCATTTTTCTATCAATTGGAGAGATATATGGTATAACTAATTCTTCACTTGACCATTTCACTACGTTTAAATTTGTGTCGCAATATTTCATAAATCGACGTTCCCACATTGAACGATACTGAATGTTGTGTATTTTTCCTATGTATTTTTCCGGATGGATTGGATTATATTTTCCTTTATATGTAAATCTTTTCATTTCGCAAAAAAAACCTTTATAAATATATTTAACTATTTAGGAGTCTTTGTAAGATGGCGACAGCAAGAACAGATTTTATGTATCCCAATAGCCTACACTCAGTCGGCTCAAACGATTGGATAGAATTCAATGCATTTCGTGGTGGTGTTGCCGGATATACCAAGAGTTATACAAATACAAAAAACAGACAGACGATTGAGGCAGGCAATTCAACCTCCGCTGATAGTAGATCAAGTATGGGCAATGCTGGACAAACCGGAAACTTGGCTAATAGTAGTACAAGCCCAACGAACGGAACTGGCACCTCTGGAACCCAAACCCATGAAGGTTGTGCTCAATTATATATACCGGAAAAGTTGGCAATGCAGTCCAAAAGTAATTATGAGGGCACCGCTGGTGGTACTATTACGAGTCTTGCATCAAATCGTGCAGACAATCTGAATTTTGGAGATAGTGGAATGGGGTTTGATGGGTTTGGTGATGTAGGAACTATAATTGGCCAAGTCACTGGTGGGATCAAAGATTTAGCTCAATCTGGTCTAGAACAATCGGAAGCATTTCAAGTCGGCGCACAGGCCACAGGCGCCGCGATAGGTTCTGCAAATCGTCATGTATTATTTAAGGGAATTGAATTTCGTACATTTTCTTATGTATATCAATTTTTGCCGAAAAGTCAAGAAGAATCTACGATGATTCGAGATATGATAAGATGGTTTCGATCTCAAATGTTGCCTAGTTTGTCTCAAGGTGGTAATAAATTTCACGTTCCAAATTGGTTTACCATTGATTATAAAATTGATGGAGAATCTACTGAATATCTCAATAAGATAAAACCATGTGTTTGTACTGCATGTGATGTTGAATATGGTGGAGATGGACAATTTGCAATGCTTCAGGCAGACAATTTTCAGATAGGAAGTGCTGCGCCTGCGGTTATAGGATTAACTTTGGAATTTCAAGAAGTACAACTTGTAACTAGATCAGATGCATTGGCGGGGTACTAAAATGTTTAATAAAATTCCAAATATATTATATGATGTGGACTTGACAAATAAACCCGTTCTTGTTAAGAATATTTTTAGATCTGCTCATACAATAGATTCTTATAGAAAAAATCCAAATTTTTATTATTATCACACGTTGAAGCAGCATGAAACTATAGAAGATCTTGCAGAATACTATTATGAAAACGCCAGATTGTCGTGGGTAATTTTGTTGTATAATGAAATCAGAGATATTTATTCGGAATTGCCTAGAGATCATAATACTTTTTTAAGATATGTCGAAAGTAAATATTATCCAGAAAATGTATTGAATTTTGAAAGAATTCAATCGTTGCCGAGAGTGCCGTTAAATGGCCAATATGATGGTGAACTAATTTATGCAAAAGATACTAATAAATCTTTGCAGTGGAACAGCTCATCAATCGGCTGGGTTGATGTTGGAATGGGTGTCCCTACGCCTGCCCCACAGACATATACGGTAGAACCAAATTCGCCGGATAATGCAACTGGTTGGATGGTTTCAGGCAAAAATTTGTTGAGAACTAAGAATCCACAATTAACACTGACCAAAGGGGTCACATATAAGTTTAATGTCTATGGTTCTTCCAATCAATCTTTTTATATTACAACAGACGCAGATGTAAATTCTGATGGTTCTCTAAAAAATTGGAAACCGGACTATAGTTATGGTAAATATAATGTAGGAGTTGTAAATGAACCCATTATAGATGTCAATGGAAACGAAATAGGCCAGACATTAACTTTTACTGTTCCTAAAAATGTTCCAAATAGATTATATTATAACTCAACTTCCAGCCCGACAATGCGCGGAATAATCTCACTGAAAGATATTAAAATAGATTCTTATGTCCAAACAAATGATATAAGTAGTTTGCAAAGATCGAATGGCCGGGTTATGGGCAAAATTGCAAAAGTTGAAGACGATTTTTATTGTTGGAATGGTAAGTATTTTGAAAATAATGTAGATAGTTTTATATCAGGATGGGATTTGTTGCCAAGAGGTATTAGAGAACTAACAATGAAAATTTCTAATATGACGCCGCATAAATTTACACATATCATAGATGAATATGAGATTTCTTCTCAAACATATTCTTTAATGACTCCAGACAAGCGCGATGCGTTCGTCATGCAATCTAAATATGAGTATGAAGAAGAATTGAATGAAAAAAATAGAAGAATTAAAATTATGAAACCAGCATTGCTGCAGGATTTTTTGAAGGATTGGGAAAAGGTCGTTAAATAATGGATATAACTTCAAAATCTGGTGATTATGAATTACTAGAATTAAAAATAACATCTCATAACGGATTCGAATTAGATATTAAAAATGGTAATACGTTCACATCATTGATGGTGTATGAAGATTTATTTTCTCCCACAATGACAGCTTCCCTAACTCTTTCGGATCCGGAAGGTATTTTAAATTTTATGCCAATAATCGGCCAAGAAAAAGTCGATTTATCTTTTGTCACTGCGGGATTAGAAGAACCTATTACCAAGAAATTCATAATTAGTAAAATTACTGATTTGGAAAGTGATGCCGCTATCCAGAATTACACATTAGAGTTGGCATCTGTGGATCTGATTTCCAACTACGAAGAAAAAATTTCAGAATATTTTGAGGGAAGTGCTACTGATATCGCCCAGAAATGTTGGAAGAGATTATCTTCAGACAAAGATTTTGAATTTGAGCCTAGTAGTGATTTATATGAGAATGAAATAGGAATCATTATACCAAATATGACACCGATGCGAGCATGTTCTTACTTGACAGAGCGCGCTTTCCATGATACATATAAAAGTTCTTCGTATGTATTTTTTGAAAGTTCCAAATCATATGTTATGAAACCTTTGGAAATGTTGACTCAATCTGAACCAAAAAATAAATTCAATCTTGGCAGATATAAAAACGCAGGCCTCGGCGATGAAGGAAGTAGTCCGGTAGATTCTAATATGGAAAACAAAAAAGCAATAACATATAGTTTCTTATCCAATTTTAAAGTGCTTGACAATATAGCTCATGGGTTGTATAATTCTCAGCTGACAACAATAGATTTTGTGACTAGAACGAAAAAAATTCATGATCATTCTTTTTGGGAAAATTCTAAAGATTACAAATATTTGAATCAAGCAGAAGGTATGGATGAAAATAAAGATCCGGATGGACCTATATTTGATATCACAGGACAGGGAATACAATATAAACCAAAAACTGAATACCTTTTACCAGAAATTGAAGTCAAGGCTGGACGGCCAATGTTTAATCAGGAAAAAATATATTTACAGAGAAAATTTTTCATGCAACTTATTAACAATATAAAATGTTCATTGACGGTCTATGGCGACAGTGACTTGTCAGTCGGCGACACAGTGGAGCTTTCGCTGCCCATATTTACCCGATTAGATTTGAAAGAAGAATGGGAGGATAAATATTACAGTGGTAAATATTTAATATGTGCAATTCGACATAGGTTGAGTGGGTCGAGATATGTTTCTGATATGGAATTGGTGAAAGACAGTTTCAATGATGAATTGCCGGCACCTATTCCAGTTATTGAAGGCGTACAAAAATGAATATGTTTATGGGTAAAGATGGACTCACTTGGTGGCAAGGAATTATTGAAGATGTCAATGATCCAGAGGCTCTGGGCAGAGTCCGTGTTAGAATTTTTGGTTATCATACAGACGACCGTGATAAAATTCCCACAGAAAATTTGCCTTGGGCCTCCCCATTAATGCCAATCACCAGTGCTTCTATGGCGGGTATTGGGCAATCCCCTACTGGGGCATTAGCTGGGTCTTGGGTAATGGGATTTTTTCGAGATGGAGTTAATGCCCAAGACCCGATTATCTGGGGCACAATCAATGGCAAGCCTGGAAGCTCCGGCGTAGGAGCGCCCGATGGAAGTTATCCTAGTAATCAAGAACTTTTGCCTGGCGCATCCGTAACAGGTGAATCGGACGTAAATAAACTTGCAACTGGCGCAGGCGTACCAGAACCATCAACGTCCCCTGCAAGTTCTGATAATTCTTCTGGAGATGGTGAGCGATCTGTCGATCAATCAGGTACTCCATCAGACGAGATAAACAAAACTCGACTTACTAAAATTACAACGAAGAACGGTAAAAGTACATATGTCGCAACAATTTTTGCGAAAAATTTTCAAAACTTTATAACCGAATTTGAAAAAACCCCTGCTCCAAATCACCCCGATGGATATACCATTTACAGTCTTGGTGGATATGTGCATAGAAAATCTGCGGCTGGTAATGGCAAGTGGTCATACCACGCCTCTGGCGCATCTATAGATATTAATCCTGCTGAGAATCCATTTGGCAAAACTTTTATTACAGATATGCCAAAAAATACCTCTGCGATGGCAAAGAAATACGGTCTGGGGTGGGGTGGCAATTGGACAAGTTCAAAAGACGCAATGCATTTTAGTATGGCCACTGGCGAGCTCGGAACCGTAAAATTAAAAAGAAACGGAATTGTACCAGACCCCGATACGGGGAGTCAAGATAGTCCATCCACTGATGCAAATACTCCCAACCCATCTTCTAAAAGTGGGTCTGCTCCTGTCAGTCCACCATCACAAACCGATTCATCTACATCTAATGGATATGACAACCCCACTCAAGCACCTGTGCCGAACCAATCAGCGAAACCAGAATTAAATGTTGAGGAATGGACGCTCGGAACTGACTATGCGATTTCTGATCTAGTGCGCGCCCCAAAATTAACCGGCAATCAAATTGGTAGTCAACCTCCATACACATATAGAACTGGTATCATCGCAGCAGCGGCTGCAATGGAATGTAGTGCGTTAGACTTCGGTACTGTCATGTCCTTTGAAATGGGTGGTAGATGGGACGCTCGTATAAAGGGCCCAACAACCGAAGCATGGGGCCAACATAGAGGAATTATCCAGTTTGGAGAAATACAGGCAAAAACATATGGTGTTGATTTTAGTACGGAACAAACAGCGATTGATACTCAACTTGGACCTAACGGCGCGGTTGTAAAATTCTTACGGGCTCACGGTGTAAAAAATGGTATGGGTAGATTGCAAATTTATTCTGCGATTAATGCCGGTGGTGTTGGAGAAAAATATTATAATAGGACAGATGCAAACAATGGTGGAGCTCCCGGCACAGTCAGAGAAAAAGTCGAAAGAATGGGCCCGTGGGAAAACAATGCCAGAAAATTGTTAAATAGTAAAGACGATGGTGCATATGTAGAACAAAAAGTTTATCGTGCGACAGAAGGTGGAAAATCTTCTGTAAATGGTGTGGGCCCCTCTAGCTCAAATTTGAAAGACGGAACAGTAACGTGGGAGGTTGCTCCAGAAGAATTTCAAGAATCGTCTAAGAACACTCAAAACGCGGCACAGGAGGCTGCAGGGAAAACGACTACAGATGGGTATTCTACTGCACCAACGCAATCTGGTGGTGCCTCAAAGGGTCCCAAACCCTATTCTGTAAAAGAAAAGATGAAAACACAAATAACAACTGAATTATTCCAAGAGCCCGGCAACCCATATGCGGCAGAATATCCACACAACAAAGTATTGTTTACGGAGTCTGGTCATATTCAAGAATTTGATGACACTCCTAATGCAGAAAGAATACATACTTATCATAGGACAGGCACTTTTGAAGAAATTCATCCAGATGGTACTAAAGTGATTAAAGTGGTAAGAAATAATTATGAGTTAATTTTAGGCGATGATAGTATATACGTCAAAGGGACAATGAACTTAGTTGTTGATGCTGATGTAAATGTAAAAATTGCTGGCAAAGTTAACATAAATGTGGGCGGCACTATAGATTCAAATAGCGGTGGTACAACCACAATCAAGGCCCCAAAAATCGACTTAAATCCGTAGGAAAGAAATATGACAAAGCATAACAATTTAATAACTAATAGAGATTTTGACCTTAAAATGACAAAAGTTCCTACAGGACTTTCGAATAGTGGTGATATTGTTATGAAATTTGACAGGCCGCAACTCAATAGGTTTCCATCTATTGAGCAGAGTATCGCAAATATTTTATTGACTTCAAAAAAAGAACGAAGATTTGATCGACTCTTTGGAGGAAATTTGTATGAGAGTTTATTTGAATTGAGTACGACTCTGGATGGTTCTCCAAAATTCAACTCTGCGCCTGCGATAAATATAAAACAAAGTATTATGTTAGCATTGAATAATTATGAGCCAAGAATTGTGGTATTAAATGTCAGTCTGGGCGAAAGTGAAAAACTTAAAAATTCTGCTATAGATAGAAATGAAATTAATGTGACCATAGAATATATGATACCTCCTGTTCAGGAAAAGATAACATACACTTTAGGAATCAAAAGAGTAAAATAAAATGGCAAAAAACATTCAAATTTCGGAATTAGATTTCGCAAATATAAAATCAAATATTAAACAATATATGAAAAGTGATCCAACTTTTGCAGATTATGATTTTGAGGGTTCTGGCCTGTCAACTCTTACAGACATTTTAAGCTATAACACATACTATAATTCATTTTATTTGAATATGATATCAAATGAAATGTTTTTAGATACTGCGCGACTGCGCGATAATGTTGTTGCAAAGGCAAAAATGCTGGGATATACACCAACATCCAACAAATCTTCGACGTGTAACATTACTTGTACTTTTGAAATAATTTCCGATTCCCCAGACAATGCAAAATATAACGACATAACCATTGATAGAAATTATGTTTTTTCAAAAAGAAATTCTCAGACAAACGACGAATATAAATTTACTCCGACTATTACACGAGTCGTAAATCGTGCATATCCACCGGTCGCTCAAGCAAATAATAAATGGAAACATGTATATGAAATTTTTGACTTAGAACTTATTCAAGGGATAGCAGTGACAGAAAATTATTATGTCGATCTTGCAGATCCAAATCAAAAATTTATATTATCAAATGTTAATGTGGATACATCAACCATTCGCGTATTTGTTATTCCAAATGTTGAGAGCTCGATAACAGCAGAATATAAGGTAAATACTGATACAATGTCTCTGAATAGTTTGTCCGAAACTTTCTTTTTGCAAGAATCTTATGATGGCCGATATGAAATTATTTTTGGAGATGGTGTTTTGGGTAAGAGCGTCGATAGTGGAAACATTGTGACGATAGATTATCTTACAACATTTGGCGCCGAGGCAAATGGTATGACCGGAGATATGAGATTGATCTCCACTAAAGATAATGTCCGGGCATCTTCCTTGCTACAAAATTTGTCTGTTATTGGAACGACTGGCGGTGGCGCGGATAAAGAATCTATAGATTCTATCAAATTCTATGCTCCCAGAACTTTTGAGGGTCAAAATCGTGCGGTTACTGCAAGAGATTACATGACTATAATTCCAAAAATTTATCCACAAGCATCATCAATCAATGTCTGGGGCGGAGAGGACAATGTTCCTGCTCAATATGGGACAGTGTTTCTTAGTATCAAACCAAACTCTGGATATTATCTATCATTACAAGATAAAAATTTCATCCGTGCAAAATTGATTTCAGACTATTCGGTATTAACTCTGCGGCCGGAAATTGTAGATCCCGATTTTATCAAATTAAAAATAAATACACAAGTTAAATTTGATAATGAGTCTACCTTATTGAGTTCTGCAAATTTACTATCATCAGTAAAAAACACTATCACTGATTATAATGCAAAATTTTTACAAGATTTCAACAGTTATTTTAGATATTCACAATTTCTTGCAGCGATTGACCAGACAGACGAATCTATTACAAATAACATCACAACGATTACTATGATAAATGAAAAAGACGTTATTTTAAATAATTCGGCAAACTACACTTTTAATTTTAGTAATGCAATCTTGCCCAACTCAATATCATCTTTAGGATTTGATCTTACAGGATATGAAGGAACATATTATGCAGATGATGATGGTTTGGGTAAAATTAGATTTTACCAGTTTAATTCTGCATCTGTAAAAATATACACCTCTGTTTCTTCTGGTACTATTAATTACGGCACAGGAGAAATTGTAATTCCAAATCTCAATATATCTTCTATCATAGGTAATAATGTTTTCGGGATAACTGCAACACCACAATCAATGGATATCTTCCCTGTAAGAAATCAAATAATTGATATAGATTTGTCGGAATTATCTATATCAATGTTAGAAGATACCGATGAGTTTAACGAAAATTATAATATTTCGACTCAAAGAGTTGTTGTGTCCAGAAACATTTCGACATCATATAATGACAGCGTTTCCAGAGTCACCAGCGGCACTAGAACAGCTTCAATAACCAGAGTTTATGCGGATGGTCCCTCTTCTGGATCTTCTAGTGGTGCAACATCATCTAGTAGTGGATCTTCTGGTGGTACAACATCGTCTAGTAGCGGATATTCGGGAGGCAGTTCATCGAGTGGTAGTTCATCGAGTGGTAGTTCATCGAGTGGTAGTTCATCAGGTGGCGGATATTAATAATGGAAAATAATATTAAAAATATTGCCTCACATATAAAGGCTCAACTTCCGAATTATATTTCTTCGGATAATGATTATAGTACGTTTGTAAAATTTTTAGAATTATATTATGAGTGGTTATCAAAATCTGATGGCACATCTGGCGTGACGAATTCTATAACAGAATATGCAGATATAGACAATACTTTGGATATTTTTTCTAATCTTTTCAAAAATGAACTTGCTGCAAGTTTTCCAAATGTAACAAAGTTGAAAAGTTTGCCTCGGCAATATTCCGATAATATACAGGCCGACCAAGCAGGAGAAAGTGCCGAGTCTGCTATACAAACTTTGTATGATCAGGAATTCTTGGGAGATGGCAACACAAGTATTTACAAACTAAATTATTTCAACCCATTTTATTATTTCGGCGAAACAGACGCAACAAGCATTGTATCCGAAGTGATAGTTTATGAAAATCCAGACACGGTCGGTGATCGCGGTTCCGGCACCACATTGCAGTCATTCGTTGATAGTTTGACTCCGCCTGGATATGATGCAACTACTGGATTGATATCTACTGGTGATTATTCTAAATTGAGTGAAGCTTCTGCATCTGTTGCTGGATATACTTTAACTGACAATGTAATATCATTCTTAGATTCTAATGGCAATCCTAGTAATATTACCCTCGATCATATTATAAAAGTTCGATTTGTAATAAAAACATATACAGATGCTGCCCTTTCGCCCGGCACCACTGATGAATATAATAATTTGGTCGATTCTGTTAAGATAGAAAAAACCTCATACGAAAATCAATCCCAGTTTATGAAGTTTATGAAAGAATTTTATCAGTCTAAAGGTTCTGAAAAGTCGTATGAATTTTTGTTTCATGCTCTTTTTAATGAAGATATTGAAATTTATTATCCTAAAAATCACATTTTCCGCGCAAGCAACAACGAATGGAACACGACAAAATCTGTAAGAGCAGAGCCATATGTCCCGACAAGCATTCAGCCTAAAGTTACTTCTCCATATGAAATAGTTGGAAATATTTCTGGTGCCACAGCGGTCATAGAATATTATAAAGATATTAAAATAGGGACTTATAGCGTTAGAGAATATTTTCTGGGCAGTATAACTGGCACTTTCACAAGTAGAGAAATGGTTACTATATCTCAAACAGATAATACAAAATATGAAGAAAAGTTATATGATTGTATCACCGGATTTGATATTGTCAATGGTGGCAGCAACTATTCTCAAAATCAACCAGTGGAATTATCTGATACATATGTCGGATCTGGCTCGGGATTTTCTGCAAATATATCTCATACTTCTTCGGGCGCCGTAGATACTATAAAATATGTCAATAGAGGCGATGGATATATCACCGGCGAAGAGCTGCGATTTAATGAGTATGGAACTTTTGGTACTGGCGCCGCAGCAGATATTTTAGAAACAAGTTATGATACTGAAAATTATGATATAACATTTGTACAAAATCCAACTTCATTGGATGCTACCGGAGAATGGAATTTAGGTTTAGGAACAGATAGTAATGGCAATCCGTACACATATGATCTAACAGCTAAAGATATCAATGTAAAAATAGAAAATATTGATATTCTGTCTCACAATGTTTTCGGGTTATTTGACTTTGAAAACGTATCGGATGTAGGCCGTATGATAGATAAGGTTGATTTTGCAGGAGAATATCAAGATTTAAAAAATAATATGACCGCACTGACTAACAACACCACTTTAATTTCTAACATTGATCCTACCAAACAAATTATAAATTTAAATGAAGGCGAAGGGACAGAGACAAGATATGTAGAAAATTTAGATTTTTCTGTTGCTAGTGTTGATGTAAATGGAAAGATTCTGTCGATAAGTTATGATACACCTAATGGAAACCCACAAGGAAGTCTCACAGCGGCCACAGTAAATTTGTCTGCTCAAGAACCCTATCTAAAAAATAACAGAGGATTTGGCGCAGCATTTGATCTTAATATTGCCGACAATTTATTGCAAACTATCTCAATCAATACAGTCTCAGGTGGTGGACAATTATATGGAATAGGTGATAAACTCATAATTAAGGGGGAACAACTTCCTTATGGAGTCACTGGAACTCACGATATAGAAATCACGGTCGATTCTGTTTCTGGTGGTGAAATTGTAAATGACATAGGACTCAATACAATTCTAGACGACAATCCACTTGACGGATATCTTACAAACACTGTTAAGGGTACTGGCGCTATATGGGATGTAGATACTACACAAGGGACTTACAAAAATGCGGTAGCGATATTATTAGATGGTAGTTCTGTTACGATAGATTATAAAGTAAATGAGTTCTTTATTATTCCCGGCAATTTGTTTAGTGGTGGAATATCACCTATCAATGATGTAGGAATTGTAATTACATCGGTGGATGATTTGGGAAGAATTGATGATTATCGGATAGTAGGAAACCCTATCGGTGGAGAAATATCGACATTTACCGTCACTGGTACTCTTGGACCCAGCGGTGATATTGCTATGCCTAATGCTTTCAATAGAATTGAAATATATTCAAGTGATATTAATATATCTGACATTACACCTCTAGCACCAGAAACAGTAAAGGGAAGTAATGCACAGTTTACTATCTCTAAATCGGGCTCAGAATATCAAGTTTGGCCGTGTTCTGACAACAACAGGGGCAATAATTACACTGTAGGAACTACACTATTGGTGAAAGGTTCTAAACTCGATGGGATTGATGGTACAAATGATCTCGTTCTTACCGTAGATAGGGTCACTTCAACTGGGGGAATATTATCACTTTCCATAACTGGTAGTCCTATCGCCGCAAATGGATTTATATCCACAAACTTTACAGAGACTAAAATTGGTTTTGGGGCAACTTTTGATATATCGGTTGTCAATGGTGTCTATACTAACTCTTTGACTATTGTTGATGGAGGTACAGATTACGCTGTCGGACAACCTTTATTTTTTGATGGATCAGATCTGGTGTTTCAATGGTTAAAAGACAATTTTAAAAATAAATCATTTCAGACTGGCAATAATTCTTTGGCTACAAATATTGGATATGTTAGAATTGATGACATTGGAAAAATATTTGAAGAATCTGCAATTGATTCTTCTGGATATACTGTTGATTTTTGGTATTTTAGAAAATCTCAAAAATTAGGGACGGGTTCTTCCTCTGCAATATGGTCTATAGATGATTATATAACAGGTCAAAGTACAATTGGATTGTATCAAGAATCTGATGGATCTTTGACGCTAAAAAATGTCCGACCAGGCGCTACGACATCAGTATGTACTTCGTCAATATTACCTTTTGGTGAGTGGCATCATATTGCTGTACAAATTTATGATGCTGGCGTGGAATTGATTATAAATGGAACTATGGTGTCATCTAGTACCGCATCCGATTGGTATGCACATGATGAATATGGATTGCAATCAGAGGATGTAACATCTTTTGTCGATACGGCAGATAAGTGGACGAATGATAGTGGTACTGGCATGTCTACATGGAATCCGGGCACTTCAACTGAAGATACATTAGATCCCCATAAGGGCGTTGATATTACAATAACTCGAACTATTACTAGACAGGCAGATGATGCCGGCGGGGTTCCACAAGATATCCCATCAATGACAGGTATAATCGTAACTCAAAAATTAAAGACAGATGAATATGAAATTTCATCGGACGGAACCTCCGTAATCTTTAAGACTTCATTATTGTCTAACGCGACTTCTATAAATTTTAAATATTATCCAAGAAAACAAAATTTTTACATTGGGGCCCACCAAACATTAGCGGCCGAGTACACTATAGATGATTTTACATTGGGATTCTTTGGCACTTTTAGATTCACAAAAGGTGTGAGATATAATGAACCTGCGGGCGGCGCTAGTGGAATTTATCAGGATAATGGAACAGTAAATTCTTTAAGTAGTTTGGGATTTAGCCCGATTTATGTCAATCCTATTCCATCATCTACACAGATAGGTGAAACGTCCCCAATAAAAACTTCTTTTGTTGCTGATGGTTCTTCGGCAAGTTATAATCTTTATTATGATACTGCTATAAATTCGGTTGATGTGGATGTAACCAAAACCAATACAGATTTGTTGGGCAGGACAACTACAACAACTACTCGACTAGAACATACTGACTTCACAGCAACTAATGGAACAACTATAATTTTCTCGCCGGTGTTAGAAGAAGGATCTGCTGTTACAATCACCACATATCCACCATTGGGAAATGATAATATTGGATTTCTTATCTATGACAATCAATATCCTGTTGTTTCTGCTAGAAATAGAATCCTTTTAAGAAAATTGAACGATAGTGGCATATCTTCGACCTACACTTTGCCTAATACGTTGTCTTTAAATGTTTCTTGGAATTCAAAACCGAAGTCTCCGATAAAAACAGTTAATTTAATAACTGGTGGGTATGGATATAAAAAATTCCCATCTGCAAACATAAGAAATAGATCTCGCTCTTATAATTCTACAGGGTCTTTGGGATTTATGATCGGAGAGGGTGAAAACATTGGTAGTATCAAAAAAATAGATATCATGGAAAGTTCCTTTCAAACTGAAAAGAACGGCCACGGCATAAATTATATTTGGGACGAAGGAACGCCCGGCCCAACATTAAATCTTACCAATCAGGGCGATGGTACTGCTGTGGTAAACGTCTTGACAGGGCCTTTGTGTATTAGTTCGGGCGAATTTTTAAATGACGAAGGATTTGTGTCGCATGACAATAGAATTCATGATGGGTATTTGTGGCAAAATTATTCGTATGTAATTAAAGTTGGAATGTATGTTGATGAATGGAGGAAAATAGTCAAAAAAGTTATTCATCCATCGGGACTAATGATGTTTGGAGAATATACCAGCACAAGTAAGGCAAATGTAAGAAGAGGTGCGGGTATTGCATGGACAGAATTATTATATGAAATCATAAAAAATGTTAATATGAAAGTCAAAAATATGGATGGCCTAGGACAATGGGTTTACACTCCAACTGACACATATTGGTATCCAACTGAAAATAGACAAGACACAAACTATCTCAACTCTCAGGGACATAAACTGATATATGATAATAGACAAGGATTTATAGATTCTGGCGTTACCACCGATGGAGTTCTAGCATATGACGGGGTGGGTACGGGCGAAATTTCTGATGATACTGTTGGAGCGGCCTCAGTAGATAATGGTTCTGGTAGATATGCTCTTCTCACAGAAACCGGCACCGGAGATTCGGTAGTGGATGCAACTGCATGGCATCAAGTCAGAAGAATTGCAATGAACTTCAAAGACGCATATGGTAAAAATTATTCTCATTTTTATAAAAAAGACACAATTCATAATACGATAACGATTTATGATGTATCTGATCAAGAACTGCATAATAATGAATGGATAAAAACACGGCCTTGGGGAAAATATAAAATATTGTCTAGTGAGGTCTTTGAAAATTCAAACGATGAGTATGTTGTTTTTACTGTGTCGTTTGTTGCGGGATATAGAGAAATGCCCACACACACCGGATATCCAAACAACAAAGTGGAATTTAGATGGGATAATATCTTTCGTGGTAATGTTGACAGAAGTGCCAATCATTGGATAGGTTCTGTGGATAATGGTGCTAATCCTCGCGATGGAAAAATGATTATAAATATTTCTGGAAGATTTAATAACAACATAGATGGGGATATTCCCACACTTCACACTACCTACAGATCATTAGAAAGGTTTAAATTTTATTTTAGAACTGTATATCCTTGGCAGAATTTGTCGACCCTATTCAGTCCGGCAGAAGAGATAAAAGATTCACCTTATACAACTATGAGAATACCAACAAAAAATAATGTTACTATGGGATATCTCCCAACATTGGCACAAAATAATACTTGGTTTAATATGCCGGTAGAATTGGGAAATACAACTTGGACTGCAAATACAGACGGCACAGACCATGAATGGCGAGATACTACCATTTCAGAAATTGTAACTAAATCTGATAGAAAGTATCGTGCTGTCTTAGATTCTGAAATAAAGATTAGACCAATTTATTTAGTAATTAGTGAAGAGACACCAGATATCGGTCTCAGAAATAGAATGGGTCCAACAAATTTATCGGTTGAACGTGCAAAATTTAATGAAAAACTACAGTCTGGGTCGGATTATAACGATGATGTGTTAGATAAAAACACTTTCGAAAAATTCATATCGCCAGGTACTATGAATGACAAGTCTAATTTCGCATCCGAGGCGACTTTGGTACAATATACGACAACAAACATACCAACATCTTTAGATGATTTAACCGAAATCTTAGAAACCGCGACATTCGACTAAAAAAAGATTATAAATATATAAAATTACATACGCAAAAGGTAAAACAATGGCAGCTATTATCACAAATAAACTGAGAATATTTAATGCTCAGGAGTTTTTGCAATCTATTAACAGATCTGCACCAAATTGGAAAACAGGAACATCTTATGTACTAGGAGATTCTGTTATAAACAATGGAAATCTTTTCATATGTATAGGTGCGGGTACAAGTGTTGGTTCCGGCGATGGGCCTGCTCCAAACTCTGGAGCTATCGTGGATAATACCGCAAATTGGTCACATCAAGGGTTATCAGTATATAATAATCTTTATATGGCAGTCGGAAAAAATACACCTTGGATCAATGATGCGAATCCGCCCACGCCCGAAGATTCTATCGGTTATGGTTATGCTGTCAAGGCAGAACATATTTCGATGAAAAAAGTCGGGGTAAATGATATGACCCTCGCAATCCCAAGAGTCAACTGGAAAACTGGCACTGTCTATACAATGTATGAACACGATGTCGCAGAAGAAATTATACCCAATTCGTATGTTATAGCTGAAGGCGTAAATCAATATAACGTGTATAAATGTATTAATAACATGACATACACTAATGATAGTGAAACTATTATTGAAGTTCCTTCGACCGAAAAACCAAGTCATACAACTGCTGCTTTAGTAGAACAGTCCGATGGTTATATTTGGAAGTATATGTATTCAATTTCTCTAACAGATTCTTTGAAATTTTTGACTAAAGATTATATTCCAGTAAATAGAATCTCTACAGATCCAAACAACGATCTGTCAAATTTGACATCTGCCGATGTTCAGTGGGATATTCAGACCGCAGCCTCTGTTACAGCTGGTGAAATAGACCATGTTAAAATTCTGGCAAATGAGTCAGGAGCGGTGGTTCGTGGTGGATTGGGATATCATCCGCAAATCGCGGGTACTGATACAATCGGTACAACTAATCATACTCTTAATGGTTTTGCTGAAGGCAGTGCTGATTATACAGGTTATCACCTTATAGCATACGATAGCTCGACTATAGAACAACGAAGAATCACATCTTGGACATTATCTGGTGGAACGGCATCGGTGGTAACAGATGGTGGGGTTTTCACTCTCGCAGGAACAGATGTTACATATATTATCGCTCCAGGCGTTGATGTGACAGCAACTGGTGGTTCGGGTTTTGCAGCATACGGTCAAGTCACTAATGGAAAAGTTTCTAAAATCGTTATCACTAACAAAGGATCTGCATACACTCATATAGATTCTGCGGTTATCACTACAGGAAACATTATACATACAACAGGTGGTGTTGTCAATGTAAATTCGTGCAAAATAAAACCAATCATTTCGCCCGAACAAGGTCATGGTTTTAACGCAATTGAAGAACTTGGAGGCTATTATATGATGATAGCTATGAAATTGGAATATGACGAACAGTCTACTAGATATGATACTTCATCCACGCCCGCTCTTGTAACAGAACCTATGTTTTCAACCAGTGGTTCTGATTCTGTATTCAGACAAATATCAATAGTCGCAGACCCAGTAGAACATGGCGGAACGATTCCTGCAACCGAAGAATCTATGCGTGGACCAAAACATTTAAGTTATAATAAATTAGTTGGCGGTGTATCGGGAACTCAAACCACATTCGATGTTGAAGCTGGTTCTGGAAAAATTCTTTATACAGAAAACCGTCAACCTGTATCCCGCGCTATAGACCAAATTGAAGATATCAAAGTTGTCTTCGAATTTTAATAATGTTAAAAAACGAATATTTTGATACTAAAAATGCCTTAATGAGAGAAGAAAAAATATGACTTTAAATCTTAATGTCGCACCTTATTTTGACGATTACGACATAAATAAGGGTTACTTACAAATATTATTTAAGCCAGGCAATTCTGTTCAGGCAAGAGAATTGACACAATTACAAAGTTTGTTGCAAAAACAGGTTTCACACTTATCTGACCACTTTTTTAAAGAAGGCTCTATGGTAATTCCTGGCCAGGTTGCATTAGACTTACAGGCAAACTATGTCAAAGTAGAACTTTCTGGTGACTTGTTGTCGGGGGCAAGTTTTGTCGGGAAAGTGTTGCAGGGTAATAAAACAGGAGTTAGGGCTCTAGTTGTTCATTATGTAGATTCTATAGATCTAAACAACGACTCTGTTATAGATGACACAAATGATGAACCAAATACTTTGTATATAAAATATCTTGAAGGTGCTGCAGAATCTTCTACCACTATAGATGTCACAGGCGATGGAACTTCTCAAGTCATTGAAAACGTAGTGCCGGGCACTACTCAATTTATGGTAAACGGCGAATCGGTAACAATCGTATCTGGAAAGACCACTACATTTGTAGAAGGCGAAACCTTATTTGTCAATACAGGTGATGAGAATCTCCAATGTGTAGTAAAAACAAATGCCGCGGTTGCAGATCCTATCGGAAAAGGAAGCCTTGCATATATCGAAGAGGGTGTTTACTATATTCAAGGAAAAATGATTAAAGTAGAAACTCAAAAAATTATTCTAAACAAATATCAATCTGATCCAACATTTAGAATTGGTTTAGAAATTCAAGAAGAAGTGATTTCTTCAAATGATGATACATCTTTGTTAGATAACGCACTAGGAACTATAAATCAAAACGCGCCGGGCGCAGACAGATTGAAAATTTCTCTAAAATTAGTAAAAAGAGAGAAGGATCTTATTGATACAACAAATTTCATTGAATTGCTTGTTGTCGAAGAAGGAATTGTTACTCACTTAATAGAATCGGCAGAGTATGACGTAATCATGGAAACTCTTGCAAGGCGTACCCATGATGAATCAGGCAATTATACTGTCAGACCTTTCAATTTAGACATTAGACATTGGTTTGATGAGAATAATAATAGTGGCGTGTTCTTAATGTCTGACGTGTCTTTTAATACTGAAGTAGACGCTAAAAATTATGCTCTAACCAGATTTCCAGATGATGCTGGAATGGTAAATGAAGGCGAAGGACAGGCCCACCTAATCACAGCGGTAGACCGAGAGAGGTATCCAGAACAAAATTTAGATGATACTTCCACAAAATATTATCCTGGCCTTACCCATGGCAATTTAGTAGATGCAATGCGAGATAAAATTGCAATTGGTGTAGAGTCTGGTAAGGCGTATGTGCGTGGATATGAAGTGGAAAGACGCCCTGCTACAAAAAACAACAAATATGTCATGTATGACAGATCCAGACAAAGTTACCAAGAAAATAACGAATATATTCCAGTAGATCTAGGAACTTTTTTATATGTCTCAGACGCAAAAGGACTTCCGGATATTGACTCAAGTGTTCGTTTAGTAAACCAACATGTAGGAAGTCAGGTTGGTGATAAATTTGTTGCTGCGAATGCTACCCCACACAGCCCGCCGATTGACATCACTTTTGATCATACGGCAATTGATGCGTTCCCGACAACAGGCACTTTAAATACTTATGGAATCGATGTTGTTGCTACTGCAAAAGTTAAAGCAGTAGAATTTTTTGATGGAACAAGAACAAATAATAATCTATCCTCTGATTTTTCGCCCCCACAATCTCCTGTGCCAAGTGCGATTTGGAAAATATATCTATATGATATTGAATACGAAGACAATCCAAGACTTTCCAATACAAAATATGACATAGCGTCTGCTAGGTCTATTGTTTCAGAAGATGTTTTCGGAAACAATTTTGATTTTGCTGCTAATATTCTTATGAAAATAGAAATTAATGACCGCGCTGGTGCCTTTGCGGCCAAAAGTTTAATTTTTGATAAGTACAATCCCACAACACGCGCAATCAATTATACAACATCAAAAATTACTAACGGCCTTTTAGTGAAACCATTAAACTCTGGCAATACATTAACAACCGGCATTAGTAGCCTGCCGTCCGATTCTTTCGATTTTAATGAACTTATAAATGAGGCTCTTTATAGTGCGCCCGGTTCTGGTGATTTTCCAACAACAGATGGCGGCGCGTTGCAAAGTTTGAATTCTGCTAGGATTTTTAGTAAAAATATTTTGCAAAATTCGACTCCAACTGGTGGTAGTATAATATCCACTGGCCATAATTGGTTACAAACTGTACGAAATATTGATGCGGTAAGTGGCAATTCTTCAGTAGATACTCAATATGGAGTGTTGAGAACTTTTTCTGCTACCACAACTGTCATTAGTGGAGTCACTACTCTGCAACTAAATTTAGCTGGCAATGAATCATTTATTTCTGGCGATGACTCTCTTTATATGGTATATGCTCAGGCGAGTGGTGAAGGTATTACAGGAACAGTCTTAAATGTGACACACACTTCGACTAGAGATATTGTGTATATTTCTATTGATTCTGGTCTCCCAAGCAATGTCAGTGTTATTGCTCCGGTCCAAAAAAGAGAAGTAAAAGAAAAAGTGAAATCGCTGGTGTTAGACCAAATCGAAATGCCTTATACTTTGGTGGGATTGACTGGCGCGCCAGTGACTCCGGTAGCATATGATAATTCTGATGTTTCTACAACTTCAAGATTGGATGCTGCTCCGTATTTATTGGATATACCTTTTACTAGAAAGACTGCAAATAATAATTTTCTATCAGAATTTAATGTTGGCCAGACATCTACAGGTATTCGGGCAATGACAACAAAAGAATTTCAACTGAAAAATGCTGATATTTATCAACTGAAAAAAGTGTATGATACTTGCTCAGTATTGAATATTGCATATAGAACAGATCTTTCCGGTGGAACAAAGAAAAATATACATGAAATGACAGTGGAGGATTTTGAATTTGCTCAAAAGGCATATGATTTTTATGAACAGACTTCGGCAAGTCCATTTAATGTAAATCTCACTCCTGCATCTGCCGATCTTGCTGGGGTAACTTCGCAATTAACGATCAATGGCATAGTAAATCCTTTTAAAACTGAAATAGAGGCATTGTGGGTCAACGGCATAACGGCAATCAATGCTCCGGCAGAAATACCAGTAAAAATAAATGACCTAACAGAAAGATTTGAATTATTTGATGGGCAGAAACAATCTATCATTCAATTGGGTAAAATAAATCTGAAAAATGGTAGCTTATCTTGCTCGGGCCGCCCAATCATCATTTATGATTATTGGGCCCATTCCGGTAATGGTGATTATGCGTCGATTGATTCATATTCCGATTACAATCAAGTGCCATCCTTTGAAGAAATTCGATTGGGTGACGTTTTAGATTTTAGACCTGTAGCTACATACGAACAACTGCCGAATCTACCAATTGGTCGTGGTGTCGTGTCTAATGTTTCCGATTATCCGATTCATAATTCTGCGATAAGTGCAGACCTCCGGGCATACTTCGGTAGAAAAGATAAACTCTATATGGATATCAACGGAACTGTAAGATTAAAATATGGCGCCTCTTCTGATATTCCACAACTACCAGATGATCCTGATGATGGCATGGTATTGTATCATTTAGAAACAGACCCATATACTCAGGGCCCAGAAAATATACGGGCTACGATGTTAGACAATAAAAGATATACAATGCGAGATATTGGCAATCTTGAAAAAAGAATAACAAATTTAGAATATTACACAAGTTTAAATCTTTTAGAAAAAGATACTTTAGACCTAAATGTAACAGATGAAAATGGTAATAATAGATTTAAAAATGGATTTATTGTAGATCAATTCAAAGATCACAAAATGGGAGCAGTTCACGATCCTGATTATAGAGTGTCGATAGATGCTGCAAGATCTGAGTTAAGACCATTTTTCAGTGAAAAAAATATTAATATGAAAGTAAATCCGATATTTTCGACCGGATATACAATCAAAGATCAAAAGATTATGTTGCCATATACCAGTGAATATTTGATTCGTCAAGAAAAATCCTCAAAAACTATTAACGTAAATCCTTTTGCGATATTCTCTTTCCGAGGTAGTATAAGTCTGTTTCCTTCTAGTGATGATTGGAGAGAAACCAATCAGCTACCAGATATTGTTACCGATAATAGAGGCGATTTTGATAACTTGGTGTTGGGTGGAATTTTGCCTGAGGATGGAGTTATGGGAACCGAATGGGATTCGTGGGAAACTAATTGGTCCAGTTCTACATTCCAAAGCTCGGTCGTTACAGACCAGCGGGTAGTAGCAAGGCGACCAGAGGGGGGTGTAAAGGTCCAGACCACTTTCCAATCCACCTCCAAAGTACAGGGCGAAAAACAGCGTACGGGAATTCAAACTCTTGTTAGACCGAGGGATAGAACTCAAAACTTGGGTTCGCGAGTATTGAGTACAGAAATCATTCCATTTATTCGCTCTAGGGATGTATTTTTTAGTGCAGATGGAATGAAACCAAACACTAAATTATATCCTTATTTTGATGGTGTGAATGTTTCTACTCATTGTACAAAAACCTCCAGAATGACAACAACAAATACTCCCACAATTACAGCTTCTTTCGCTGCCGACCTAAGAAAAAATATAAGAGATAATTTAGGCACGTCAGTTATTGTTGGAGCAAATAGTGGATTTTTTGTTTTAATATATGATTTGAATTTTGTTAATACCAATTCATTACAAATTGAAATTAATACTTATGGATATACAGGAAACTTATTTGTGCATAGTAGCCCAAGAACTGTATATTCTTCGGGGTTTGAGCCTAATGAGCCGTTGTTGATTAGGTGGGACGATCCATCGAGCGAATTGGGGTATGGCGAAAAAAATATTGGTACTTATGCAACAGCAAATGTTTTGGCGGGAACGCCGAATATGATTACAGATTCAATAGGCAAAATTAGAGGTTTGTTTAGTATTCCTAATACGGATGCATTAAAATTTCGTACAGGTGAGAGAATTTTCAGACTTACAGACCAAGTAAATAATTTACAAGAGGCAGATACAGACGCAGAAGCAACATATGTCGCCTCTGGCGTTTTTGAATCTGTACAAGATCAAATCTTATTGACTAGGGTTCCGGAATTTTCTACAGATGGTATGTTTGAAAAGGAAAAGTTTAGCTTCATGGAGACAACCACCACCTCCAGCACCACTGGTTGGATCGATCCGCTCGCGCAAACTATTCTAGTTGATAAGTCCGGCGGCGCATTTATTACTGCTATTGAATTGTTCTTTTCAACAAAGGATGACAATTTGCCAGTAACTTGTCAAATTAGAAATACTGATAATGGATATCCAGGCAAATTAATTTTAGGATCTTCTATTGTATATCCAAATCAAGTACAAATTTCGGATAATGGAACACTGCCCACATCTTTTGAATTTCCATCTCCAATCGCACTGATAGATCAGAAAGAATATGCTATTGTAGTTCTTGCAGATACACAGGGATATCGCGCACACATTGCAAGAATGGGAGAAGAAGCACTGGATGGTTCTGGTGTAATTTCAAAACAACCATATGCGGGGGTTTTCTTTAAATCTCAAAATGCTTCAACGTGGACGGCAGATCAGATGGAAGATTTGAAATTTAGAGTCTCTCGCGCAAAATTTGATATTAATTCGAACAGTACCATTTATTTGGAAAACTCCGAATGGGATGATAACAACAACGACCTTTGGTCCGAATCTTTCAGACAAAATAGTATGAAATTGACCACGGCGTCTTCGTTAGTCACTTTTTATATTTCAGATTCTTCTGGATGTGTACCTACATCTTTATGGCCGACAGAGGGATATAATTATGTAACTATTAGTAATATATTCGGCACATATGATATATTCCCTGCAGCTGCATTTAATGGTAGTCATAAGGTAGTTAACACAACTTATAATAGTTTTACTATAGATTTGAGAAATCCGTTCTATCCAACAGGAATCAACAGCACGACAATCGCATACACCGGAAGCACATTGCCATCTGTAGATGGTTTATATACTCCGAAAAGTAATACAACATTTAGACCACAATTCAAATCAAACTTTAAATATGATTTAATGAAACCGTTGATTCAAACTATAGAATTGCCAAGAACAGAAATCACATATCAATTTAGGGGATTGTCTGCTACATCGCAAGATAGTTCTTTATTAATTCCGGGCATAAAAGATTCTAGCTATGTTGGATTTAATGCAAATTCTAATATAGAATTTAGAAAACCTAAAATGATTGCAACTCGATTCAATGAAAAATTATCTAATGTCGCCTCTTCTGAAATAGACAGAAAATCTTTGGTATATAGATTGGGCCTGTTTAGTGATTTGGACAATATATCCCCCATCATAGATACTCAACGATTGAGCACTGCTCTTATTTCCAATAAAGTTAATAGTCCATTAGATGTATCTTCGGGAAGTGTTGGTCATGTTAATACTGGATTTGTTTCTGAAACTGATGCGTCTGGAGGTTCTGTTGCGACGAAATATATAACCAGAGAAGTGCAATTAGATCAAACATCATCTTCTATGAGAATACTTGCAGCAGTCAATCGTCAAAATGATTGTGATGTTGATTTTTACTATAGATTAAAAACTACTTCTGAAGATATTTTTTCAGAACTGCCTTGGTCGGAGATTGCCCGCGCTGACGTATATGCGCCCGCAGCTTTAAATTCTGATAATTATGTAGAATATGATTTTGATTTGAGAGGATTGCCAGAATTTACTTCTTTGGCCATAAAAATTGTGCTTAAAACTAAAAATTCATCTGTAGTACCTAAAGTTCGCGATTTACGCATTATCGCATTGGCGAGTTGATTATGTCAGAAAGATTGAAAGTTGAGGGCGCATTAAATTTTGTCAGAGATCCTAAGTCAAATGCAATCATAAATACTGATAACAAAGGTTATAGAGATTATATAGCTCGACATAATCAAGGTCTTAGACGAGATGAAGAAATAAAAGATTTAAAGTCTGAAATGGCTCAAATAAAAGAACTGTTAAAAAAGATATTGGAGAAATAATAAATGTCTGAAATATATCCAACACTGGTAAATGTCTTACCATCCGACACATTTGAACAGTGGCGGATTAAAACAAATTCTTTGATGGCCCACTCAAATGCGAGTGCGATCAATCTAGGAAATATAAATTTTTTAAATACCGATGCAAAATCGAGTGCAGTGGATGCGATTAATGAGGTCAATACTCATGCAGATGCAAATTCTGCACTGATCGGTGATTTGGCCAATTTAAATGCGCTAATTAAAGAAGCGGATATAGTAACTACAATTAATTCTCATTTTGATTATCAAATATCCAATACTGCGTCAAAAATACAAATAGAGACAGATGCAAGAACAGCGGAAGATCTGATTCTGACTCAATCATTATCAGCATTATCCACACGAGTCGGAATAGATGAGGCAGAATTAGCAACAACTCAAAATGGTGCTGGACTGGCAGCAACTGGTACTTATGTGACAAATGCAGCTGCAAATTATATTTCTGGTTCTATCTCTCTAGCAGATGCAGATAATGATTTAGATTCAAAAATGAAATTATTGGATGATTTGACCATTTCTCATACTGCAAGTTTGGGTTCTTTGAATACCGAAATATCATTAAAAGCAACCAAAACCGACATGGGCGAACTTGATGGGTTACATACAAATATTCAAAATAGGACAAATATTGTAGGTGCGATAAATGCATTATATGATATGTTGTATCCAATCTATGCAGGCACGGCGAATAAATATGTGAAGATAGGCGGAGATACAATGACCGGTTCATTGACTATTCAAAATGGCAATCTCGATGTATCTGGTACAACATCTTCGCGCATTTATTGTGACGGCGATATCGTGGCATACCGCAATTCCTAATAAAAAGAGTAAAATAAATGACATTACCCAAATCTGGAAAAATCACTCTATCTGAAATTGTTGTAAATTTTAAGCCGTCTGATAATTCTGCTGAACATGCAATATCAGAATATTATAGAGGCAGTAACAATGTAAGTGATACTATCAACAACAATAATATTCCAAAACAGGGCCGAGTAGCTTGGTCGGATTATTGGGGAGCGGGATTGCAAGATCAATATGATTTTCAAATTCCAGAATTATGTACTGACAGTTTTCATAGTTTTTGTCGCGGGGTTGATGGCTGGTATGACTTGCAAGATTTACCAAAAGAATATGTCGGCCGAGATGATACATCAGGATCTATCGAAATTCCAATCTATCACCCACAGGCAAGTATTGAAATTCCTCCTATGGAATTTGAAATTGGTAGTGAGATGGGCAGAGACACACAATTTGAAAGAGTATATTTCAACCAAATCACAAACGAAAATGTGTTTGTGCCGGGCAACTGGACTCTAGAAATACCTAAAAAATTTAAAAGATTGCGTATTGTTGCCACAGGTGGTGGTGGCAGCGGTACTGTCCAAAAAAACCTTCTCAGTGGAGACCCAATAAAAAATAAAATGATCAAAGGGACTGTTGAGTCTGGTAATGCCGGAGGTATGACTAAAGTTTGGTCTACAGATTTTAGTGTAAGTGTTCCCGGCGCATCTACTGATGATATTTTGAATCGTGAAGTATCTGTTTTGGGTGGTATTGATACTTCTCTTTCGTATAAACTTGCAGATTCTCCTATAGACTTTAATTATACTGATGCCAAAGGCGAAAAAATATTTAAGTTTGAAAATATTTTTGAAAACAACAACTTTCCAGTTAATATGGTTTACAGAGATATAATAGGAATGGAGGGCAGTAAACACAATACCCTGTCTCCAAATGGAGTCGGTGGAACATCGTTATATAGTGCAGGGGAAATTCCTTTTCCAGAAATGAAAATCTCGACTGATGGCGGACAACTTGCATCAGCAAGATCGCAATTAGAATTACTAACAAGTTGGGTTTCTGCTGTCAATAGCGAAGTTTTATCGCACAATAACAATAAAGTCCTAGACGGTACATTTTTTGCGAATTATTTATCTTCATATGGTGCTTACGGATTTTTGGGACTGTCCGCCAAGCAATTGGCGGGTGAAGACTCTTCGGGGAATGAAATATTTCAAACACACCCCGAACTAATTTCCAAGATTAGAAACGTGCAGGCCGAAGTAAAATCTTTGGAAGCAACTCCAACTATTAACAGAGATGGTGTCAGTGTTGGGGTCGATGATAATATAAACCTTTGGGCGGGTGCGGGAGAATCTACAACGCTTCCATCGGCCGCTGGCACAGGGGCTGGTGGTAGAGCAGGACAACATGGTGGTCGTGGTAGTAATTCGGATTGGACAACCACTGAAGGTGGCAATGCGGCTATGACTGCATATCTAGGAGATTTTGAAACAACGCCCGGCGATATTATAAACATTAAAGTTGGCGCCGGTGGCGGAAGAGAATATAACCAATATAATGAATATTTTTCCGATATCGACAATGTAGCAAAAACTTGGTCGGTTAGTGGGCAGGGCGGAGATGGTTCTGTACAATTGTTTGGCTCCCACGGAAGATTGCATTCTTCATTGACACATGCTGGATGGATACTTGAAGATGCTGAGGGCAATGTCATTGGACGTGGATATACAGCAGCAACTTCGCATAAAGGAAATACAAATTTTCAAAATGCAAAAACTGCTGCAAGATATTTTGAAGTCCTTGGTACTGTTAATCCAGAAGAACCAAGAATGTATTATTTAAGATTTAGTGCTAGAATTAGTAAAAATGGAGATTTTTCTCTCAAAAACAGATTGTGTCATATCGGACAAAAACATGTTAAAGTTATTGGACTGGCTAAAACTATATTTGAAAATCCACCTAGCTTGGGTAGTTTATTCATTACGCCAGACACCGCATCCGACATCGAAGATGTTAAAGGCTCGGCAATAGATATAAATCAGACTGAGCCGGAGATTATTAATAACTGGTACATTCCGAAATGTAATGTCACATTTACGACTGCTAGAAATGGAGTAGCGACATCTGAGACTACTCTTTTAGAAACACTCACATGGTCTGCTGGTGACGCTACAGTAACATCAAGTCCTATAGTATATTCTGACTACACTACATTAATTATCACATATACTGGTGTAGCGTCAAATGCAAGTGTTACTACTTTCGAAATGCGTAACCCTACTGGACTTATCACTCCGCGAAATTACCAATCTGGTGAGGGCGAGTTGCCTATGAATGGAACACAGATAATTACTACTTCGTCTGGCGCATCAAGTAGTGTTATAAATTTAAATGGAACAGAAGTGACTACTGAACATTCAAATACAATAGGTGCAAATTATGATCCGATTACCTTTGGATGGACAGCTGGAGTATTCGCAGCTGGAGGATCTATAGAAATAAGAGGAACTTCTTTACAGACACAATCCAATTCTGCCGGATATACTAATACTGCAAAATTTACAAAAGTCCCATCAACCGATGAAGGAATTGGTCCAGATTCTATAACACTTGGTCCTAATGCAGGAAGTCAAAGTTTTATCCTTGCAAAATCAGAAGTTTATGTTTTGAATGTTTCTAATCTAAATGGTAGTGGAAGACCCAAAGGCCACAACATATATTCGTATGTTAGAAATAGAACACAAATGCAACTAGAAGATAGATCGGCAAGCCCCGATGCCTGGAGTAACGCAGATCTTGGGACAACTATTTCCGGTTTATGTGGTGGTGGTTGGTATGTCCAAGGTAAACTATCATATTTTAGTGGATCTTATACCGGAAGCACTTATGGCAAGGGCACCAGAAGAGCTCACAATAAACCACCGCCCCCGCCGCCACCGCCGAGATATCCTCCAAAACCCATTTACAGACACCACGGCGGCG